GGGACTTTGCGAATCAGCGCATGCATCAAGAAGGCGTTTGATTTCATCAGGTGCCAGGAACGCCAGCTCACCCTCGGCAATTTTAAACGTAGGCAGCCCGGCGAGCGGATTGGGCGCCGACCAGTGGCCCAGTTTTTTTAAAGTCCCGAACACAGAGGACAGGTTGCGTTGTTCAAGATTCACCGTTCGGGGTTTGACTGGCGACATAAGCGCGCCATCCTCGCTGCGGACCTCACCTTTTAAACGTGCCTCGCGATATTTCGTAAAGTCACCCGCGGTTAACTCTGAGGCAATGGGATCACCCAAGCCATGGCAAATAATGCTGAGCTTTGACATTAGCCGTTTGGGATCTGCCAGCGTCTGCCCATAAAGTGAATGCCATTGCTTAATCACTTCTGACAATTGCCGGCGATCGTCCTTCTCGCCCAGCCATGGTTTTTTGTTCACCTCATCCATGGTGAAGTTTTCAAATGCTATGGCCTCGCCTTTCGTCGCAAACTGTTTGCGTACGCGTTTGCCATCACGCCCGCTTGGGTAGCACTCGCACAACCATTTTCCGTTCGGCTGCTTTCTGATCGTCATATCAAAGGCTCTTAATTATTTTTAGAGCGCGCCCTACAACCGCAATATCACTAAGGCTGCACTCAAACGATGATTCATCTTGATGCACAACTAATCTGTTACCAGGTAGGCGTGTTAATTTCACAATGCTTTTTATTCCATCGATATCTACTAACCACATGCCGTTTACTGGCAGGGTTTGGCTACGGTCTACCAGGTAAGAATCGCTATCTGTGTTAACAAGCAGTAGGTCATCTGCTCCGGAGGGAATCAGACTGCTATCAATCACTGCTTTACCACCTTCAGCGAGTGAACCACCACTAAGGATAGCTTTGTCGATTTCCGGCGAAACAAGTTCAGAAAGTGGCTTAACTTTGCTTGAGTTCACTAAATTGATATCTTTTTTTGGATCAATATTTGAACCCGGATCACCCTGGCCGGTTGTCAGCCACAGTAGGGAAACTCCGGTTTCCAAAGCACACTGGATCACCCATTCTGCCGGAAAACTATCTCTTAAGTATCTGTTTGCCATAGTGCTTTTTGAAGCGCCTAAGTGATCGCACAGTTGCTGTCTGGACTTAAAGTTATAGGCAGCCATCAGCCTATGGATAGCCTCTCTACCCCCAGTATTCTCTCCAGCCTTTACCTGTATCATTTATTAACCCTATTGACGTATCAAATATTGGATCGTAGTATCTCGATAGTTCCATTATTGAATCGTATAAAACAAGATAAGACGACGTGAACCAAATCTTAACCGAGAGATACTGCACTATGAGCACTGAGATTTCAATTCGAGTACCCAAAGTGATTGCCACCCCGGCAGAATTTGCTGAGTGGGAGGGCTATTCCCGCGGCTCCGTTTACCAAATGATTCACAACGGTAAACTTGCTAACTACATTGAAAAGAAAGAAAAAAATAAAGGTCGTGTGTTCATTTTATACCTCAAGTACAAAAAGGATCAGGCGAGCAAAAACATGGACAAGTCTGCATTCAATTACAACGTTGTAGTTGGTTGTTAAGTTCAATTATGTGAACTTTCGAGGTATGAAACATGTTTGATTATAAGATTTCCAAACATCCACACTTTGAAGAGGCCTGCCGGGCTTTCGCACTGCGTCACAACATGGCGAAGCTGGCAGAACGCGCGGGAATGAATGTCCAGACGCTGCGCAACAAGCTGAACCCGGACCAGCCGCATCAGCTCACACCGCCTGAAATCTGGCTGCTTACCGATCTCACTGAGGACTCAACCCTGGTTGATGGCTTCCTGGCACAGATTCACTGCCTGCCATGTGTGCCGATGAACGAAGTGGCAAAAGAGAAGTTGCCGCACTACGTCATGAGCGCCACCGCTGAAATCGGGCGAGTTGCCGCCGGTGCCGTTACTGGCGATGTGAAAACAACCGCCGGGCGCCGTGACGTGATCAGCAGTATCAATTCAGTAACTCGTCTGATGGCACTGGCTGCCGTTTCCATGCAGGCCCGCCTGCAGGCCAACCCCGCAATGGCAAGTGCGGTGGACACCGTAACGGGCCTTGGCGCTTCGTTCGGCATTATCTGAGGTGAACATGGAAGAGAAAAATAAAGGCAGCAAACACGCTAATAACTCCTGCTGCCTATGTGCATGTGAAAAGTGTGATCAGGTCCTTAATTCAGCTTCTGAGGCGTTAAAAAACCGCTTAAAAGCTGAGCGAGAGACATTTTTACTTCTGCTTCAACGCCTGCGGTCGCAGCATGTTGATTAACGGTAGCGGTCTGAAGGATTTTAATAATTTGATTTTTTTGTTCTTCGGAAAGAACAGAAAAAATAGCTTGCAGCAGGATTGAGTGGGCGAGGACATCGACTCTGGTTTGATTACCTGCCTCAGTAAGGACGTTAGTTAACTGTTTAAGAGCTTCGTTCTGTTGTTCGTTATTTTTCATGTCTTTTCCTTTCTGGCTGTGTGGAAATACCAGAATACCACGGGCCGGGCGTGGTTAAACATCCCGGCACATATTGGAGGGGTTATGGAAGAACCAAGTTTTGCATCATTATTGAAAAAACAAAGTCCAGCTATGCACTGCGGCCATGGCTGGATTATCGGGAAAGATGGCAAGCGCTGGCACCCGTCCCGCTCTCAGGATGAACTGCTGGCAGGGCTGACCACTACCAAACGGGGGAAACCATGGCTATTGAAGGCGCTGCGGCGACTGTTCCATTAAGCCCGGGTCAACGTATGGAAGGGCTGAACCGAATAGCGGAATTAAGGGCGAATGTGTTTGGTCTGAATATTGAGCCAGAGCTTGAAAGGTTTATTAAAGATATGCGCGACCGCCGCGATATAAACCATAAACAAAATGAGCGGGCACTGGCAGCCATATTCTTTATGGCAAAAATTCCGGCAGAACGTCACGGCGTCAATATTAGTGATCTGACTACTGACGAAAAGCGGGAACTGGTGAAAGCAATGAATCATTTTCGTGCAGTGGTGAGCTTATTTCCCAAACGGCTAACCATGCCGAATTAACCCACAACAGAAATTAATGGCGTAAACCCGCCGGGCATTCTTTTGCCCAAATTCAGGAGAAAAAACAATGCAGAACGAATTACCAAAAATGTTTGCACCAGAAACCGACCAGCTTATGGCGGTGATCGATATTGCCAAACGTGAGGAGCGCAAAGGACGCGCGCTTGCAGTTTCAATCCGTCTTGAGGCGCTGGCAACCCATATCGCCAACAAAGGGTTAAACGGTATTGAAGCGGCTGAACTGCTGCGCCGTGAAGCTACCCGCTACGAAAACGAATCCCAGGAGCTGCACTAATGGCTGACTCTATGGATCTCGTACAGCAGCGGGTGGAAGAACAGCTGCAGCGCCACATCCACAATGCCCGTATCCGAAAAGTTGGGGCTTCCTCACTGGAGTGTGAAAGCTGCGGAATAGTCATTCCCGAAGAACGCCGGGCCGCCATGCCGGGCTGTGATCTCTGCGTTACCTGTCAGGAAATCGCAGAGCTTAAAGGTAAACACTACAACGGAGGCGCTGTATGAGCACCATCCTGAAATGGGCGGGAAATAAAACCGCCATCATGCCGGAACTGATTAAGCACCTTCCTGCTGGCCCGCGACTGGTTGAACCTTTCGCGGGTTCATGCGCTGTAATGATGGCGACAGACTATCATCATTATCTTGTCGCGGATATTAATCCTGATTTGATTAATCTTTACCTGATGATCCAGAAAGACCATGAGGCTATCATTCAAATAGCGAGGGAGTTATTTAAAGGTTTTAATTCGGATGTTCAGTATTACCGTGTCCGCCAGCATTTTAATTACTCCATTTCTAATGAGGTAGAAAAGGCGGCATATTTTCTGTATTTAAATCGCCATGGCTATCGTGGCCTTTGCCGTTATAACCAGAAGGGTGAATATAACAATCCATACGGACATTATAAAAAACCGTACTTCCCTGAAAATGAAATACGCACTTTTGCCGTGAAAGCTAAACGTGCAATGTTTATTTGTGCCAGCTTTGAGGAAACACTGGCGCTGCTGCAGGCTGGTGATGTTGTTTATTGTGATCCGCCATACGATGGCACATTTAGCGGTTATCACACTGCCGGTTTTACAGTGGACGACCAGTATCATCTGGCGTCTATTCTTGAGCGCAGGTCATCAGAAGGGCATCCGGTTATCGTGTCCAACAGCGACACGTCCCTGACCCGTTCGATTTATCGTAACTTTACCCGCCATCGTATCATTGCAAAGCGCAGCATGGGTGTGGCTGCCGGTGATGGTAAATCTGCAGCAGAAATCATCGCCACAAAATCAGCAGGCTGGTTTGGTGTCGATTTGGCGTCTGGTCCAGATATCTCGGTGGAAACTGAGGTGCGGGCGTGGCAGTGAGTAAATTCACATTACATAATGCACCAACCACCGGCGGCTCGAATGAGGCCGCCGTGGCCTTTTCATGGAATAACCCCAAAAAAGCAGTTAACCCATATCTGGACCCGGCGGACGTTGCGCCGGAGTCTGCGCTTTCAAACCTGATCGCTCTTTACGCTGCGGATAACGAGCAGGAGCAGCTGCGCCGTGAGGCGCTGAGCGATGAGGTCTGGGAACGCTATTTCTTCAATGAATCCCGTGATCCTGTCCAGCGCGAAATGGTGCAGGACCGGCTGATTAGTCGTGCCAAAATGGCGCGCGAGCAGCAGCGTTTTAATCCTGATCTGGTTATTCTGGCTGACGTTAACGCCATGCCACCACACATCAGCAAGCCTTTGCTGGAACGGATTAAATATTTCCATAGCCTGGGCAGAGAAAAGGCTTATTCCCGCTACCTGCGTGAAACCATCAGGCCCTGTCTTGAGCGGCTGGAGCGCGTGCGTGACAGCCAGGCGTCTGCATCTTTCCGGTTCATGGCAAGCCATGATGGGCTGGAGGGACTGCTGGTACTGCCTGAAATGAATCAGGATCAGGTTAAGCGCCTTTCCACACTGGTTGCGGCACATATGAGCATGTGTCTTGATGCGGCCTGCGGTGATTTGTTTGTCTGTGACGATGTTAAACCAGAAGAAATCCGCCAGGCATGGGAAAGGGTTGCCTCAGAAGCCATGCGCCTTGAGGTCATCCCGCCTGCCTTTGAGCAGTTGCGCCGCAAAAAGCGCCGCCGCAAGCCGGTGCCTTATGAACTGATCCCACCGTCGCTGGCGCGTATGCTGTGCGCGGACTGGTGGTATCGCAAACTTTGGCAGATGCGCTGTGAGTGGCGGGAGGAACAGCTGCGAGCCGTCTGCCTGGTTAACAAAAAAGCGTCCCCGTATGTCAGCTATGAAGCCGTGATCCACAAACGCGAGCAGCGCCGCAAATCGCTGGAGTTCTTCCGTTCGCATGAGCTGGTCAACGAAGACGGCGACACGCTGGACATGGAAGATGTGGTGAATGCCAGCAACAGCAACCCGGCACACCGCCGTAATGAAATGATGGCCTGTGTTAAGGGACTGGAGCTGATAGCGGAAATGCGCGGAGACTGCGCTGTGTTTTATACCATCACCTGCCCGTCACGCTTCCACGCAACCCTCAACAACGGCAGACCTAATCCGAAGTGGACCAGTGCCACTGTCCGGCAGAGCAGTGACTATCTGGTTGATACGTTCGCTGCTTTCCGCAAGGCAATGCACAAGGCCGGGCTGCGCTGGTATGGCGTCCGCGTTGCAGAGCCGCACCATGACGGCACCGTGCACTGGCATCTTCTGTGCTTTATGCGCAAAAAAGATCGCCGTTCCATCACCGCGCTGCTGCGTAAGTTTGCCATCCGTGAAGACCGCGAGGAGCTGGGCACCAATACCGGTCCGCGCTTCAAGTCCGAGCTAATCAACCCGCGCAAGGGCACGCCGACAAGCTACATCGCCAAATACATCAGTAAGAACATCGACGGACGCGGGCTGGCTAAAGAAATCAGCAAAGAAACCGGCAGATCACTGCGTGACAGCGCCGAGCATGTCAGCGCCTGGGCGTCGCTGCACCGTGTCCAGCAATTTCGTTTCTTTGGTATTCCGGGGCGTCAGGCATACCGCGAGCTGCGCTTGCTGGCAGGTCAGGCGGCGAGAGTACAGGGCGAACGCAAAGCGGGTGCGCCGGTACTGGATAATCCGCGTCTGGATGCGGTACTGGCAGCTGCGGACGCAGGTTGCTTTGCCACCTACATCATGAAACAGGGCGGTGTACTGGTTCCCCGCAAACATCACCTTGTCCGCACGGCTTATGAGCTTAACGACGAACCGAGCGCCTACGGTGATCACGGTATCCGTATCTATGGCATCTGGTCCCCGATTGTAGAGGGCAAGATTTGCACGCACGCGGTGAAGTGGAAAAAGGTTCGCAAGGCCGTTGACGTTCAGGAGGCGGTAGCCGACCAGGGCGCTAGCGCCCCTTGGACTCGTGGCAATAACTGTCCCCCTGTTGAAAATACGAACAAATCAGGGGGGGATTTACCAGATATTAACGCCATGAATGAGAAGGAACTGCAGTATTATCTCCACAATATGGGCCAGAAGGAACGGCGGGAGCTTACCGCCAGGTTGAGACTGGTAAAACCGAAGCGGAAAACAGTATACAAACAGAATATTTCGGAGCAGTAGCGCCTGCAGCTCAAGGCAGAACTGAGTTCCAGAGGCTTTGATGTAAGCAATGCGGAAGTGGATCTGCTTCTGCGTGGCGGCAGTATTCCATCCGGGGCTGGGTTACGTATTTTTTAACGAAACCAGCGGCTGCAGGAAGATGATAGATGGCGGCAGTGGTACGGCTGACGCGGGTTAATAACTTATGCTGTTATTGATCGGTGTCAGGGCTATCTAATTGACAGATAAAAAGAGTTTTACATTTCTAACTTTCTAATATACTGTAATTATAAACAGTGGTTATATATACAGTATTGTGTTCCGTGGCAGTGAAAGGAGGGAAGATGCAGGACTATCTTTTGGAGTCGTTGAAGCTCCAGCGCATTGATTTTTTTATCAAGCTTGTAGCGGCTAGTGAGTGCAGCGACGAAGAAAAGCGGCTGGCTATCCAGTGGGTGTCCGAACTGACCGACGAGTTGATGGCGAAAATCCGCAGCCATGAATACTGCCGGTCAATGGACGTAACCAGTTAAAGGGAATCTGTATGCGCATTGAAATAATGATCGATAAAGAGCAGAAGATTAGCCAGTCTACACTGGACGCCCTTGAATCCGAGCTTTACCGTAATTTGCGCCCTCTGTATCCCAAAACAGCAATTCGTATCCGCAAGGGCAGTGCCAACGGCGTTGAGTTGAGCGGGTTAAAACTGGATGAAGATGAAAAGCGAGTGATGGAAATCATGCAGCAGGTCTGGGAGGACGACAGCTGGCTGCACTAAGGAACGTTGCCAGCGTAAGAATTTAAATCCTTGCACTGGCAAGGTTGAACAACGAGCAAGGCGAGGCTTTAGTGAGCATTTTTTGATCTAAGTTTATTTACATATATGTTGAGCTACAGTAACGTTCTTTGCAGAATACCTACTGAAAAGGATGGCACAATGTCTCTTAGTTATGTCGAGTTTGGGAAAGTTGACCTCTCTGACGTTTTTTTTGACTCGCTTAAAAATGACTACCCAGCTTTTGAAAACTGGTTCCTAAAAAAAAGAAATGAGAAAGCATACGTATCTTATGACGACTATGGAAAAATAGATGGTTTTTTATATCTCAAAATTGAAAATGAAGAGTTAAATGATATGACCCCATCTTTCCCTATGAAAAAACGACTTAAATGTGGGACATTTAAAATAGATGCTCGTGGAACGAAAATGGGGGAGCGATTTGTAAGGAAAATATTTGACTTTGCAATGCCTCATGATATTCAGGAAGTGTATGTTACTATCTTTGATAAGCATCAGGGATTGATCGGCTTACTTGAACGCTATGGTTTCAAATTGTGTTCAAGAAAAAACCTTGAGACAGAAAACGGTTGTGAAGGAGTCTATTTTAAGAATTTTAACTGGAAGTCGTCATCAGCATCAGCTTATGATAATTATCCTATGATAAAAATGAATGAAAGAAATTTTTTATTAGCCATTAAACCAGAGTTTCATTCAAAGCTTTTCCCTGAGTCGATTTTAAGAAATGAAAATGATTCTATTTTAGAAGATGTTACCTATACTAATAGTATTCATAAGATATATATTGGTGCAATGAAAGGTATGGAGTTTCTTCAGCCTGGAGATAATATACTTATTTATCGAACGTCAGATGGGCTTGGTCCAGCTAAATATCGGTCGGTGGCTACTTCTGTTTGTACATTACAGGAGTATAAAAACATTCGAGAATTTCCCTCATATAATGAATTTAAGTCTTATTGTGGAGGCGCTAGTATTTTTTCTGATGAAGAATTACAAGCTTATTATAGGAAAGGTTATCCTCCACATGTAATTAAGTTGACTTACAATTTTCCTTTGCGAAAAAGAATAATTAGAGATGAATTATTGAATGTTTTAGGTTATACTCCAAGTTACTCAGGATTCTTTACGTTAAGTGATGTCCACTTTAAAGCAGTTTTAAGTGCGGGAAAGGTAAATGAAAATTTTATTGTCGATTAAACCAGAGTTTGCTGAATCCATTTTAAATGGATATAAAAAATTCGAATTCAGAAAGACAATTTTTCGGAATAAAGAAGCCCGTGTGGTTGTTATTTATGCGACAATGCCTGTTGGAAAGGTAATTGGTGAGTTTGAAATTGATGAGGTTTTATCATCTCAGCCCGATGAATTATGGGATATGACAAAAAAGTATGCAGGTATTACGCGAGATTTCTTTGATGAATATTTTTCCGAAAGAGACAGGGGATTCGCAATAGCAGTAAAAAACCCTCAACGCTATGATACTCCAGTTTCGCTTAATGAATTGATACCTGGTGCTGTACCTCCTCAGTCCTTTAGGTATATACGTGGATAAGTGCATGGCTTTGCTGCATGGATCTGCATGATCGTTTGAGGATCGTTTTTGATGAGGCCCGCTAGAACTGGCGGGCTTTTGCTCATGTCATGCAGGTGCATGAAAACCGCTACATAAAGCGGGCAGGCGTGGCGGGGATACGAGCGCGCGCAGCTAGCCGTATGCTGGAAATTGTGCTGGAAATCATAATTTTGATTTTGTTATGTCGTTTATGTTGTCAATAGCATAAATTCTTATTTACTATGGGGTTAAATAATTTAAGAGAAGAAATGTATTATGACTGGGGAAGTAAAAATTTTTTGCTGCGGTACTTATCATCCATATCGATACAGAGGAGAGCGTAACCCAAAAGCAGGTGATCGGCTATCACGTGCGATGATGGATTTGAAGGATCATAATAATCAAAACCACAAAAAAGCTATTCAAACATTTTCAAGTTTAATTATTGATGAATTAGAACATTATATTATTGGAAAGAAAGAGAATAAAAAGGACTTCACTTCTGTACCGTTTGAAGTATGTGTTGTCCCATCGCATGAAGAGGGTAAAGTGTCTTCTGCGTTACAAACTATAGCCCAGAAGATATGTGGACATTATGAAAATGGTAAGGTTGGTCAGTCGCTACAGAGAAAAACCACTGTTCCGAGCGCACATAAAGATAACGGAGATCGCTCAGTGGCTAATCATATGGCAACGATCTCGGTAGTCTCAGATGTAAAGAATAAAGTGATTTTGCTGATTGATGATGTGACAACAACTGGCGGAAGTATGATAGCGTGCGTAAATCTGTTAAAATCAAAAGGCGCGAGAACAGTTTTGCCATTAGCATTGTTGGAAACAGCGAATTATGAGGAGTAATAGCGTGCGCCCTTCAGATCTGAAGAAATATTTAGGCCTTACTATTCAAACAGAGAGGCTAACCTCAGAGCAAGGGTTGTTAAAACTCATTAATAGTTTACGCTTTGACTCTTTAAGAGATATTCATGATTTGGTTGAGTCAGTCAATCTAACATCAATTTTAAAAAATAAATTAACAGTTGAAAGTTTAATAAATGCTGAAAGGTATTATGATATTCACCGACAATATAAAATAGAAATTATCCCATTTGGTGATAAACGTTACCCACTTTCTTTAGCAATGACACCAAACCCACCTGCTATGCTTTATATTAGAGGTGATGTCAATATTCTTCATGAAATGCCAGGCGTAGCTATCGTCGGATCTCGGCAGGTATCGCGTGCTGGAGAGGAGATTACAAAGAGAGTCACTTCTAGAATATGTAAGAGTGGGTTAGTGATAGTTAGTGGTCTTGCTATCGGGACTGATACAAATGCTCATCAGGCATCTCTTGATGCACATGCTAAAACTATCGCTGTTTTAGCTCATGGACTCGAATTAGCCAAACCTAAACAAAATGCCAAACTGGCTAGAGACATTTTAGAGAATGGTGGGGCATGGATGTCTGAATATCCAGTAGGTCGACCAGCATTTAAACAATCTTTTGTTCAACGAAATAGAATCCAAGTTGGATTATCGGCAACGTCCATTCTTATTGAGGCAGCGAAGGATAGCGGCACTATGACTCAAGCAGATTTTGCGATAAAAGCAGGTAGACCTATTTTTGCTGTTGTACCTCATAAAATAAACAATCCCTTAGGATTAAATTGCGAAGGAAATATTCAACTGGTTAATAATAATCTTGCCAGTCCTTTAAGGACTAGTGAAGATTACGATGACTTAATGGCAGTTATTGCAGACTCAATTAATCGCATTGCTGAATATTCAAAAATATATTTAAATAATATAAATACTTCTTTACTTTAAAGGAGGCAGGTAATCTGCCTCAATAATTATAGCTCATAACTATCAAAACTAATTATCTGTTGTCCGAACCATTCATTTAGCTCCTGTAGCCGCTTTTGCAGCGGCATCAGCTCGTTGCGGACAAAGACGCGGCTGGCCTTTTCAACATCACCAAAGCCGCCGGTATTGTTGGGAATAATGCCCATCATTTGCGGCGGTACGCGGTGCGCTGCCATCATGTCATCGCGGCTCACGTTCTTGATGTTCAGAAACTCATCCTTTGCCGCGACCTCTGACAGCGGGATGATCTGAATCCCGTCCTTTTTGCCGTTGGGTGAGTACATAAACAGGTTGCGGAAGTTACCCGGACCTTTGGCGCTTTTCATGGCCTGGCGGATGTTGTTCACGTCCTCCTGGTTCTGCGCGGCGTCAGTCATGTACATGATGAAGCCTGCGTGGCTACCGTTAATGTAGTACTTCCGGCGGAACAGTGTTGCGGACTCATTCAGCAGGGCGGAAGGGATAGCTGACAGATATTCCGGCAGACCGTAAATCTCCTGGTTTAAATCCGGCTCCATCAGGTGAAAGATGCTGCCTTTGGTGAACTCGTAGGGGTGCGTGGTTAGGCCGTATTGCACAAACCAGTAGGTGTCTAAATCGATCCCGCGGCGGGTGTATTTCGCCAGTGATGGCTCCAGCGACAGAATGCCGCCGAGTCGGTTGGTGCGCTTCTCCAGATAGGCATTACCGAATACCAGATAGTCCTGCACAAACCGGCTGAACGCCTGCTGGCTAAGAAGTGGATGCGGGATAAAGGTGCTGGTCAGAATGTTGCGTTTTACCGCAATGGGAGAGCTGTGATGCACTGCGGCACGGTAGGTTCGCGCCAGCCCGTCAAAGCTTACTGGCGGCTCATACCAGCGGTCCATCTGCACGCATTCCACATAGTCCAGCAGCTCGCGGCGGTCCAGCACCGGGATTGGATCACCAAAGCTGAAAGCCTCGGCAGTTACGTCTGCGTTTTTAGGCGCCATATCTTCTGTTGGCGTTGTGCTGGTTAAGGCTTCGAGCTCACTCATCAAAAAATCTCCACAATGTTGCTGGTATTGGCGGATTCGCCCTGCAGCGGTTCGTTAAACAGTGCGTGCATCGTTGCCCAGGCCAAATCTGCGTGGCTGGCCTCTTCGCTGCGGCTGGCTTCATAGGTTGGACGGTTGCCGCTGGCGGTGGTGGCGCGGCGGATAGCCATAAAGGACTGCGCAATGTCGGTGTGCCCGGCATCAAACTCCAGACGGCGGTGGCTGATAATGTCGTACGCCTTGAGCACCAGGGCATTTTTGACGTTAGGGTTGTAGACAAACTCCCGCACGGCAGGAAAGAACGCTTTTACGTTCTCATAAACACCGTGCCCGACGCCGGTCGAGTCGATGCCGATATAGGTCACGTTGTACTGCTGCGTCAGTTTTTTGATAGCATCAGCCTGGGCGCGAAAGTCCATCCCGCGCCACTGATGACGCTCCAGAATTCGGAACTTCCCGCCAGGTACAGTTGGCGGTGCCATAACCACGCAGCCTGCGCTGTCACCGTTCTGCGTACCTTTTGCCGGGTCATAACCGATCCACACTTCGCGCCAGCCAAACGGGCGCAGCGCCAGCGCCTGAAAATCGGTCCAGACTTCCCAGCTGTCCACCATGCACGCCTGCAGCTCGCTGAGCGGGAACACGGACGCGAGATCGTCCACGAACTCACACATCAGCAGGTTCTGGTATTCGTCCGGGCTGTACTCCATGCGCAGCTGGTCGAGGTCGAACAGGTTACAGCCGCCGCGCACCGCATCCTCCACGGTGACGATCTGGCGGTACTGCCCGTCAGGGCAGAGCAGGCCGCGCGCAAGGTTGCTGTGGGTCAGGTCAATATCCACCTTGTCCGCTTTGGCACGGCCCCGGTTAAACAGCGCGCCGGACCAGAACGGATAGGCACTGTGGGTCAGGCTGGACGGCGTGGAAAAGTAGGTTTGTCGCCATTTCTTGTGAATGGCCATACCGGAGGCCACCTTGCGCAGTTCCTGGAATTTCGGTATCCAGAAATATTCATCAAGGTACAGGTTGCCGTGGTAGCTCTGCGCCGTACGGGCGTTGGTGCCGAGAAAGTACAATGCTGCGCCATTGGGTAGCACCATAGGATCGCCTTTCAGCTCCACCTCAACTTCTTTGGCAAAGTCGATGATGTACTGCTTAAAGACGTGCGCCTGTGCCTTACTGGCAGAAAGGAAAATCTGGTTGCGTCCGGTCAGCAGGGCGTCAATCAATGCTTCACGGGCAAAATAAAACGTGGCGCCAATCTGGCGCGACTTGAGCAGATTACGGATGCGGTTTGTTTTTCCTGCTTCAAACCAGTGACGCTGATAGTCGAACATTGAGGCGTGGAAGACTTCTTCCAGCTTTTCGATCTGTTCGTCGGTGAAAACGTTCTTTTCCGGCTGCCTGCGCGGACCTTTGTTACGGTTGGCTACTTTCGGGTTTAAATCAGCTTCGTTCCCGCCGTCGTTAAATTTGCCGATCCGGGCGTGGCGCTCTGACTGGCGCGCCAGCAGGTCAATTTCCTTGAAGTCTTTCCCTTCTTTCTGCTCCTTCATGATGAGCTGGCAGTAACGTGCGGCGGTGGTGAGCTGCATCTGATCCAGCGGCCCATAGTCGCCCCACTTGTCGCGTTTTTTCCAGCTGTGAACGGTTGCAACTTTTTCGCCCAGCATTTCAGCAATGCGGGCTACGCGGTATCCCTGAAAGTACAGCAGCATGGCCTGCCGACGGGGATCGAGGTCTGCGGGGGTCAGTGTCGTGTTCATGGCCCAAACATACGGCCTTGTATGGCGGCTTTCCCCGGCTGCGTTTTGTGTGGTTTACCGTACAAATACAGCGCGTTGTCTCACTCCCCCCATCACCGCAAACATAAGGCTCCAGTAAGTTATTTCTAACGGAGCACGGCTCATGACAGTGAAAGCAAAGCGTTTCCGTATCGGGGTGGAAGGTGCCACCACTGACGGGCGCGAGATCCAGCGTGAATGGCTGGTACAGATGGCTGCCAGCTACAACCCGACGGTCTATACCGCGCTGATTAACCTTGAGCACATCAAGTCTTATCTGCCGGAGAGCACGTTTAACCGCTATGGCAGGGTGACGGGGCTGGTTGCAGAAGAAATCCAGGACGGCCCGCTGGCGGGCAAGATGGCACTTTATGCCGATATCGAACCCACTGACGCCCTGGTGGAACTGGTGAAAAAAGGCCAGAAGCTTTTCACCTCCATGGAGGTCAGCACTAAGTTTGCCGACACCGGCAAAGCCTACCTTGTGGGGCTGGGGGCGACAGACG